AAAGCCCAGAGACTGAGCAGCAACGATCACGTTACGCTGTTCCTTAGTGATGTAGTCTGTTTCGATTGTTACACCGCGCAGACGTGGAATCACATAGTTTCTCATATTTACAGCCAGAGCTGCAGTAGTAGTTGGTGAACCAGCAGAGCCCAAGTTATAGGCCAGCTGATCAGTAGCAACTACTGGAGAACCAAATACTGAACCCATTACACCAGTGATCTTCGCTGCCAGATCGTTACCAACTTCATTCACGTCGGTAAAACCTGTAGCATCAATCAGCTCGTAGTAAGCATCTGTAGGTACGATGTACGCTACGTCAGCAGGATTCAAGCCATACTTACCCATTTCCTTACGCATTGCAAGAAGGTTAGCAGGGGTTACTTCACCACTACCTGAAGCGTCAAGCGCAGTCAGAGCTGATGCAGTTGCATAACCATTGGTGTCGTCTGTGCCAGAAGCACCAACAAGACCAGTAGTGAACCCACCAGAGTTACCAACAAGGATAGCCTTATCGATAGCAATAGCGTGTGCACGTGCAAGTGCGGAAGTAATCATCGGAAGAATTGATACAACGATTTGCTCGTCAGTATCATTCGAGATGAATGTGCTTGAAATCAGTCTATGCGCCTGAAGAACAACACGACCTACATTGTAGTTGTTGTCTGAAGCACCTGATTCTTCCAAGTTGTTAGCTGCAGTTTCTGCACCAGCAGAGCTCCAGTTAGCAGGCTCAGTCTCAGGAGCCAAAGGCAGTACAGTCGCACCAGATGTTACGTTAATTTCACGGAACAATGGAGCAATCTTCTGCTCTTGACGTACTTCTTCTTCAAAAGCAGAAGAAACGCTTACGTCGATACCAGCAGATGTGGTAGCATCATAAGTGATTTCAGCTTTTTCAAGAATTTCTTGGCCGTAAGAAGTATCCCAACCCTTACGAGTGATTTTACCAAGAATGTGAGCATTAAGAAGGTCTTTAGCATGAGCCTTAAGATCACCAGCCTTACGACCAGAAAAATCTCGCTTGCTACGACGCATCGCTTCAAGCTCATCAGCTTTCTCCTGAAGCTCTTTCTTGTATCGGTCGAGAACTTCTGCAGTATCTGCATTGCTCGCTTCCATTTCTTTGCGAAGGTCTTCGACAAGACGCTCCGCACCAGTTTCAACACCGACACGAATCGCTTGCTTAGTTTCAGCTTCAGCAGCTTCTTTTTGAGCTGCTTCTTCTGCTGCCTTCTGTGCTTCAGCTTCCGCTGCAGCTTTTTGCTCGGCTTGCTTCATAGCGATAGTAGCGGCAGTTTCCTCTGCTACTTTTTTCGCAAAAGCTTCCAAGTCGATTTTCTCATCAGACATATCTGTCTCCTTTTGCGTGGATTGAGTATCCACTTCTTCCGGTGTGTCACTAGCTACACTAGATGCATTAACATCTTCCTTAGCCAGAGACTGACCGGCTAGATCGACACTATTTATGAAAGTTTTCTTAAACTCCTCGTACTCTTCTTGAGAGTCAAAGGACTTAGCCAAAGAAAAAGTAGCTGCTTGATTACAAGGCACAGAAACTACCGAGACCTCAAACAATTCAGCATCCTTAATCATTAATCCGTCGCTTTCCTTTAGATAATCAGCATCCTTGACTCGAAAACCGACGGAAAAAGCTCCAAGGATACCTTCTTTAACTAATTCACACACGTTGGCGGGAGCCGACTTGCTAATTTTAGCTTCTAGCTCTAGCCCGTTGTCTGTTACCTTAAGTCCCGTTGCACGACCGATGGGACGATCGTAGTCATGATTGAAAAGAATAATAGGATTCTTTTCAAAGTTAGCAAGACCGCCTTTATTCCAGGCTTCTGCAGCGATTACATCGCCTGCTCTATCGGTATCTGCGGTACTTGCCATACCACGAATAACAACAGAGCCGTCTTCAACTTCATGAGACTTAAAGGTAGAAGTTAAGTTAAATATTTTATTCATCAACCTTACCTTTCTTTGCTGTAGTTACAGTCTTCGCCATAGGTATATCTATTTTTGGCGGTTTTGGTTTTTCAATTACAAACTCATTTACCTCTAAATCAGGCTTCTTATTTGCAAGTTCCCAAAGTTCTGGTTGTTCGTTCTCTATGAGCATTAAAGCTCTGTGCCAAGATCCTGCGATTCTATTAATCTCTTTTAGAGTAATCATTCTTGGTCTTTGAGGATGTACTCCATATTCTTTCTGTGTGGGTACTTTTCCTATTTCTGCAAGAAACATTCCTAAGTCTCTTGCTAATCTTCGCTTCTGTCCTCGTGTTGCTGCCATTAGTCCTCCTGTGACTCTTCTGGACGACCCCCTTCCGAAGGGTCTGCGGCACTACCCGCTATATTTGCTGGTATTCTTAATTCGTCCTGCCCTTCGATAGGATCATAGCCAAGCTGTGATCTAGCTTCATTTGGGCTAAGTATTCCTGCATTTACAAGAGATTGATAGTATTGTGACTGATCTCTTAGTTCTGGTTGAAGTGCAGGAATTCCAGTTACATCTTCTCGAATAACAAATCCAAAGTATCTGCTAAACGCAAAATTCATTTTACGAACTATTGGGAGAACAGTCTCCAAGTAGTATAAGCGCATATTGGGACGAATATTAGCATTGTTTCCTGAATCCAATAAGATGGGAGGTACTCCAATAGCTTTAAGTATAATCTTCTCATTTTCAGTGATTGCATTTGTAAAGTCAAGCTCTCTAAAGTTTACATTTGAAATCTTGTCAACGTCTAGGCCACCATCTAAAATAAGAGGTCTTCGCCCTCCAGAGTCCGGTCTATAACGAATAGACCAAGACTGTAGCATTCTTTCTTTGATCTTTTCTGAGAGAGTGTTTGGCGACTTGAGTACAAGGCCTGGAACTGCTCCATTCTTAAAAAAGTTGTCTTGAAAAGATCGCATATTTGCCATCAGTTCCATAGTACGAACTGCTGGCTTTAATCTTGAAACTCCTCGATAAATATCATGAAAAGAGTTTTCTTTTATATGTATTACTTCGTCCGGGCCATAGTCCACATCATTGTAAGTATATTTTTCAATATAAGTTTTACTGTCTGCGTGAATTGTTACGTTATCGGCAGGTAGGTGATATAGATGTGCGCCATCGAAATATACAAAAATATTACCATCAAGAAGATAGTCTGTAATAAGGTTTCGCTTGAAAGTGCTTATGTCCTGAAACAGGTTTGGCTCTGTGTTTAACAGAGTAGATACTTTTGCTCTTTTTACTCCCTTTACAACTCCAGAAAACCCTTCTTGAGTTACTTCTAGTGGAATTTCAGCAGTGTCGTCAACTACAATGTTTACGGCTCGGTTTACGATTTCAAGAGTTTCATAATACCTTTCGTAACGTGTTGTAAATTCTCTGGAAGACTGCTTATCAGAACCCAAGTATTGTTGGATAGGATTCAGCTTCTCTTCGACTTCTTGAGGCTGTTGTCTGCCCAAGATTCTGTCATACCACGCCATATTTTTCTCTTTGAATCTCTACCCAGCGCATCTGTTTTTGCGCTGTTGAAAGTTCTGGGTTCCTACCGTAAATTGAATGTAGTTGCAGATGATGATCATGACAGAGAGTAACTGTGTGATCATAAAGTTCTGCGTGCATCTCTTTTATAAACTCATCTCTCCAGATGATTGTGTATTCGTCTGTGTAGTGGTCCGGTCTTATCTTTTTCTTTTCTCTTAACCACTTTGAGAGCAGCGGACTTAAACTATAAAAGTGATGAAAGTCTAATTCTGTATTCTTTCCGCATATTTCGCAGAATTTTCCTTTTTTGTATAGTGATTTTGCCTTGTCTCGTATATATTTTACTTTATCTCGTTTTAAGTCCATTTCTAATACCAAAATTATATCTAACTTCACGTTTTATGTCAAACACTATTTTTCCCATGTATTATTAAAATCCTGTGTGCGAGACTTCAAATGAATACAACGCATATCGTAGTGCATCAGCCATGTGCGAAGCTCTGTCATGTTTTGGTTTTTCTTTTGCGAGATTTGGATTTGGATCCCACTGGTATCCGTCGAGAGCTCTAAGAACTTCTGAACACTTACCGTCTACAACCAGGTTATCGTTGTCTACTATTCCTCCAACATGGGAGATTCCGTCAAGTACAGACTTCTTCGCATTTACAGTGGAAATACTGTAGTTTTGTGCAAAGTCAAACCGAGTCTGCTGTGCGGCGGAGTCTATATAAATATAGTCAATATCCCATTTTTCGATACGCTTTTGAATTTCAATTGCATGACCGTCGGTTGTGCGTTCTGCGTCTAAGTATTCATCGAGTACATAAAACTTTGCCTCCGACCAGCAGTATGCTATAACTACAAAAGCCGTGGGATCTCGAAAACCAACGTCCAACCCCGCGAGGATGTCCATCTTTTTAGTTTCTAATTCTGATAAGTCTGCAACACATTTTTCAGAGTTAAACGCCCAGATCTGACCTTCGTAGGTATTGAAATCCGCTTCGTACTCTTGTCTAAATTCTGCATCGCTCATGGACTTACGTGCTTCGTCAATATCTGCCTGTGACATCCGGGGGTTGTCGAGATACGTTGCGCGAATACTTATCCATTCTGGATATTCTGGATTGAATCCTCTTTCAAAAAATTTAGCAAACCAGTTAGTCTTTCCACGAGGAGTCGAGATGAAAAGCGCCTTCGAGTTTTCTTTGTCGAGAGTCGGTCTCAATGATACATTAAATGCTTCTTCCCCTTCAGAGGTAAGCGCAGCTTCGTCGAATATAATTAAGTCGTAAGAACGACCAACACAAGAGTCCACTTGATTTACAGAACCCATACGAATTGTAGAACCGTTAGTGAGTTCAATAACTTTGTCTTTGGCGTTATCTCTTCGTACTTCTAGGTCAAAATGTTTTATAAGGTTTCTTTGCAAATCAAAAGAAATCTGAGACAAGGAATAATTTGGGGACATTATAAGAATGTTTGAGTTCGGTACCAGAGAGACTAATTGACCTATTATATTTGCTATGTATGTCTTGCCCTGGCGTCTTGATATTGCTGCATTAATAAAACGATATTTAGGATTATTAATCGCATTTATAATTGCTACCTGTGAAGGTAACGGTGTTATGCCGAGTAACTCCAAATAAGGACTTACTGGTAACTTGAGAAATCTTGTCTCAGAGTTTAATTCAAACAAAGCTTCCGTGCTTATATCTTGTCTACTTACCTGTACTGTCAATTAACTTCCTCCGGCTCCTATGGCTCCCACCACTATAAACATACCAAACATTGCTGCAAGCATAACTCCTGTTATTATAGATCCATCAATTAAGAGTTGTTTGTTTTGAGCTTTTCGTCTAGCTGCTGCGAGTCGAGCATTACGAATATTTCGTCTTTCTCGCATCATATCAAAATATAATGCGTCGTTTCCTGTCCAAAGCATTAAATCTTTTAACTCTTT